TTTGAGATCAAGTATGTAGAGCATGAGAAACCTTTCTACCAGTTACAAAAGAATTATGTTTATGAATTAAGATGTGAACTCTTCCGTTACGAAGATGAAATCATCGATACAGGTGTTGATGAGATTGATAATGAGTTAGTCGGAGATAATTTGGATGGAGATACAGAAGACGGTATTCCAACAATACTTGGTCCAACTCAAACATTTACTTTAGTAGGTGTTGGTATAACAGCATCTGCAGAGACCAGTATAGTTGCCTCTGGTGCTATTAGATTTGTTACCATAACTGATAGAGGTGGTGGGTACATCTATAGTCCCTCTGTAGGGTTCTCCTCTGCCCCTACAGGAGGCGTAACAGGTATTGCCACTGTAAGGATGATTGGAGGTATTGTAGCGTGTAATAAGAACGTTAATGAGAGAGCACGTTCTGTTCAGAATATAGACTTGGTAAATCCAGGTTCTGGATATACTGTAGCACCTTTAGTTCAGGTAACTGGTGGTGAAGGAACAGGTGCTGCTGGAACTGCATCTTTAGGTAATGGAACAGTTGGTATTGTAACACTTACTGCATTTGGTAGTGGATTTACAACTGCACCTACGGTTACATTCTCTGGTCCTACTGGAGTTGGAACAACTGCCACTGCTGTTGCAGTTATAAGTGCTGGTGGAACTATTACTTCTATCAACATAACTGATGCTGGTTCAGGATATACATCCATACCTAATATCACAATATCTGATCCATCAATGGATTCTACTGGTGATTACATATTCAACGAACAAGTTAAGGGGGCAACCAGTGATGCAACAGGTAGAGTTAGATCTTGGAACTCTACTACAAATATATTAGAAGTCGCTTCAATCAGTGGAACCTTTACATTGGGTGAGAAGATAGTTGGTCAAACATCTCTTGCGTCACATGCCTTAAGGGTAGTAGATGAGGATCCTACTGATGATGGATATGCTGATAACTTTAATATAGAAACAGAAGCAGATAAGATTTTAGACTTCACAGAACAGAACCCATTTGGTATTCCATAAATATAAGTTACGAGGGTTATAACCATGTTTGAGTATTTTTATAACGAAATTTTAAGGAGGACGATTATTGCGTTCGGTACATTGTTTAATGGTATCACAGTTAAGCAAACCGATTCGACTATAAGAGTTCCTTTGGCATATGGTCCTACTCAAAAATTTCTTGCTAGATTAGAACAAGCACCTGACTTGAATAAGAGCACTGCGATTACTCTTCCAAGGATGTCGTTTGAGTTTACTGGTCTAACTTACGATCCCTCTAGAAAGGTTACTACAACACAAGTATATACAGTAAAAGATCCAGATACTGGAAGTGAATCTAAAAAAACATTCATGCCTGTCCCATATAATATGCAATTTGAACTTGCTATTATGTGTAAATTAAATGATGATGCACTACAAATAGCAGAACAAATTCTTCCATATTTTCAACCAGCATATAATGTTACTGTAGAATTAGTTGAGTCAATTAGAGAAAAAAGAGATATTCCTATTGTTTTAGAAAATATTACAATGCAGGATGACTATGAGGGTGACTTCACTTCAAGAAGAGTTCTCCTTTATACATTAAGATTTACTGCCAAAACATATATGTTTGGTCCAGTTACTTCTGCTACAAAGGATATTATCAAGAAGGTCAAGACTACATATATTTCTGGAGATTCCAAGAGTGTTACAAGAGACATTTCTTATACAGTTACTCCAAGAGCAACAAAGAATTATACAGGTGATGTACTCACCAATATTACAGAAGATATTGGTTTAGCAGATGTTGTAATACCTGTTGTTGATGGAAGTAAGATACCTGCTATATCATCATCTACGAAACTTTATATCAATATTGGCAGTGAAGAACTATTTGTCAAAGCAGTAGATGGTAATAACTTGACAGTAGAAAGAGGACAAGATCAGACTGTTGCTGCTTCTCATTTAAAGGGAGCAGAAGTTAAATCAATCACCACTGCTGATAACGCACTTATTGAAGAAGGAGATGATTTCGGATTCGATGGTTCTACAGAGGGTTTTCTCTAAATTATCATGACTAAAGAATTCAACAAACTTGATAAAACTTTTAATATCACTCCTGAAGTGGTAGAGGAGGAGAAGAGTGAAGTGGTTAAACCACAAAAACCAGATAGAATGACAAAGGATGATATAACTAGAGACTATGAATATACAAGAGGCAATCTTTATAGTATAATAGAAAAAGGTCAAGAGGCAATTGACGGTATTCTTGAGATTGCTCAAGAAAGTGAGATGCCTAGAGCATATGAAGTTGCTGGTCAACTCATAAAAAGTGTCTCTGATGCTACCGATAAATTAATTGATCTTCAGAAAAAACTGAAGGATGTTAATGAAGAAAAAGTATCAAAAGGACCATCAACAGTCAATAATGCACTTTTTGTAGGATCTACCGCAGATCTTGCAAAATTGATAAAGGGAGAAACTCCTAAAAAAGACTGAATAAATATACTTGTAGATGGAGTAGAAATACGTGCCACTTAAGAAGCCATCAGAATTTTACGACAAGAATCCTAATTCGTCATTTGATGATATAAAGGAAGAGTTGAAAAACGCTAAACCTGAAAAGGTAGAGCGAATTTCTGAAGCTTTCGATTCGTTTAAAACTAATTTAAATAGTTTACAATCATTATCTGATTTTACAGAAACTTTTGATACTTTTAAATCTAATGTAGAAAAAGTAGAAAGTTTATCAACTACTGTAGAAGAGATAAGAGAAAATATTCAAGACCTTATTAGTAAGAAAGATCTTGATGATTCTATGATGGCTCATCTTCTATTTGTAGAGGAGTCAATAAGAAATGTTCAGGATAAAGTAAAGACTGTTAATACAAACACTTTATATGAAGTAAAAGAAGAATTCAATACATTATCTGAAAAGGTAAATGAGTTTTTAGGTGAAGAAGTACCTGCATATAAGAAGTTAATTGTAGAATCTGAAACAAGAGTAGATGGTAGATTTGGTGAGTTTAAAGAAGAAGTAACTGATGTCTTTGAGACATTAGGAACTGATATTAAAGAAGAAGTTTCTAATATTGCTGATAACCTTAAAGGTATTAATGAAGAGAACCTTTCTGGAATTAGAGAGGATGTAAAGGGCATTGGTGATAAAGTCAAAGCATTAGTAGAAGAGGAATTACCAGAATACAAAAAGTTCTTTGCAGAAACTGAATTAAAGACTGAAGATAGACTAACAGAGAATGAAGAGTTAGTAGATGAGAAGTTAAAGAAGGTTGAAGAGAATTATAAGAAAGGTATAAAGGGAATTGAAAAGGATATAACACAGCATAGAAAGTCTTTTGCAGAATCAAAGATAAAGACTGAAAAAGGTATAAACAAACTATTCAAAGATCTAGCACAAGATATAGTAACTCTTGATGAGAGACTTATAGTTCTTGATACTGGTGTTACTGCTGTTCATGAAAGAGTAGAAGGTAAAGAGTCTGAAGTTGATAAAGTATTATCTGAAAAGATAATCAAAATTGAGAATCTTGTTAAAGAATCTAAATTCCTTTCTGATACTGTAAAGAGAGACTTTAAGAATAGAGAGATTTCTAGTGATAAAAAGTTAGAAGAGTATGCAAATACCTTAACTTCTTTTGCATCAAAGATAACTGAATTAGAATCAAATCTATCAGACAACATATGTGAACTGCAAGAGAATTTAGATACTAGCACTACAAAGTATCATGATGATTTAAAAACTAATGTAGAGCAATTTGAAGAGACCTTATCTGATAAGTTAAAAGATTTACAGATTAATTTTAATGTAAATGAAAAGCATATTAAGAGTATTCGTAAAGAGTTTGAGGATGTTGTAGAGAAATTAAATGTAGATGAAATAGCAGCAAAGAGTAAAGAACTTACTGGTAAAGTTAGACAATTAGAAGAAGTATTAGAGAAGTTTGATCAGAAAGAAATTCTATCAGAGGGTCTTTTAAATATTCCTCCTGATGTTGATAACTCTGATCCATTAACACCATTAGATAAGAGATATGTAACTCTTGATCAACTGTCAGAGCATTACAGATTATTTGTCAATAGAGTTCAGCAACAACTATCAACCTTTGGTGGCGGTGGTGCTGTTCGTCTTGATGATTTAGAAGATGTTGATGTAACTGGTGGTGTAGCAGATAATTACATTATTCAATATAGTGAGACTGATTCTAAATGGATTGCTAAACTAGGTAATGTTGGTGGTGCAGGAACTTGGGCATCTAGTAATACAGGTATTCATACCATAAGAAATGTTGGTATTAATACTACAGCAGCAAAGGCAGATAAAGCACTATATGTTCAGGGTGATGCTCAAGTCACAGGTAATCTAGATGTTCAGGGAGATCTTGTATACGATGAAGTAAATGCACGTAACTGGAATATATCTGGTATTGCGACTGCTAACAAACTTCATGTCGGTTCTGGATCAACATTTCCTGAAGAGTTAGTAGTTACTGGTAATGCTAGGATTGTTGGTATATTAACTATTGGTACTTCATCCATTATTATTGATGGTGAAGAAGATGCAATTTCTATTGGTAGCACAATTGATGGTGAAGATGGTGTTACTATTACTAATTCTGCAGTTACTATTGGTACTGGTGTAACAATTAGTGCTACTGCATCTGGTATTAACTCTGCACCTAATGTTCTATATGTTGCAAAAGACGGTGTAGATACAAATAATGGAACATCGATTGATAATGCATTCTTAACTATTAAAGCTGCTGTTGGTGCTGCTCATTCAGGAACAACTGTTAAGATTTTATCTGGTAGATATGAGGAAGCAAACCCAATTGAAGTTCCTGCTTTTGTTTCTATTGTAGGTGATGATCAGAGATCTGTAACCGTCACACCAAGCAATACTACAAGTGATATATTCCATGTAAGGAAAGCATCTAAATTAGCAAACATGACTTTCACAGGTCATCTAGCACCCTCTGCAGCAGTAGCATTCCCAACTACAGAGATTGCAGAAAACGTAGGTGGTGGTAAGTGGAAAGGTCCATATATTCAGAACTGTACAAGTGATACAACTACAGGAACAGGTCTGTATGTTGACGGTGATCAAGCAAGATTATTAGCATCAATAAATGTAGACTCATATACTCAATATAATCAGGGTGGTGTTGGTGTTGCTATTACCAATAGTGGTTTTGCTCAACTAGTTTCGTTGTTCACTATCTGCACCAATGAAGCAGTCACCTGTGATAAAGGTGGTCAAGCAGATATTGCCAATAGTAATTGTAGTTTTGGTACATTTGGATTGGTATCCAGAGGTGTTAGTGATTTACAATATACAGGTGTTGTCACTACAACTGCAGCAGTTTCTCAAGCAAATGTAGAAGTAAATGTAAGCACACCCACGTTAAATATAAGTAATTTTGTATATGATAATGTATCTGGACTTGCAACTGTAACAACAAGTTCTGCACACAACTTCCAAGTTGGAATGGGAGTTACTCTTGCTGGTATTGCTTTAACATGCCCATTCGGTTCAAAAACTTATCCAGAAAAGAAACCATTTGTTTTTGATGTAGATTCAATTCCATCTACCACATCATTCATTGTCAACATTGGTATATCTACTCTTGCACATACATATATTTCTGGTGGTACAGCAGCAATTGATGTAGACCGTCCTTACGATGGTCAATTAGTATTCTTTGATAGATTATATAAAAATGTCAAAAAAATTGCTGTTGGTTCTGGAGGAACAGGATATTCATTCACTCCCATAGTAACAGTAGATTCTCCTGCTGGACCTAATGGTGAAAGAGCAACTGCATTTGCAACTTTAGAAGGAGATAGTGTTGCATCTATAACACTTATTAGCAGTGGTTCTCAATATGAGTCTACCCCAAATATAACAATTTCCGCACCTGAAGAGGGTAGTAATACAGCAACGGCAACCGCAACTACAGAAGATCTTTATTATACAATAAATAGTTCGACACCTGTATCTTCAGGTATATCTACCCTAACTCTTGCTACTAATTTATTAAGTGCAGTCGGAGTTGGTTCTACAGCATTCTTCTCACAAGGAAGTAGAATTGTTGCTAGTTCCCATACTTTTGAATATGTTGGGGCAGGTAATCAGATTGTTACTGCTACACCAAGGCGTGGTGGTGTTACTAATCAAGAAAATGAAGTTGTTACTGAAACGGGAGGTAAGGTTCTTTATACCAGTACAGACCAAGCAGGTAACTTTAGAATAGGTGATGATTTACAAATCAACCAAGAAACTGGTACAATTAGTGGAAGATCCTTTAGTAAGAGTTTATTCTCGGAAATGACTCCCTTTATCCTAGCATTAAGTTAATATGGCACTCGCACTCAACAGATTTAAAACATATACAATTGAACTTACTACGGGAAGTCAAACAGTATATACTGCACCCACTGGTTACACTGGGATCATTCTTTATGCACATGTAACCAATTATGCTGCAGCAGCAACTACTCTTACAATGTCACATAAGAGAAGTAGCACTACAACAGAAATTATTAAAGGAGCAAGTGTTCCTGTTGCTGATGCTTATATTCCTTTAGATGGGAAGTTAGTATTAGAAACAAGTGATTCTGTTATTGCAGAAGCAGGTGCTAATAGCACATTAAAAGTTCTTCTTTCTGTATTGGAGACTGCAAATGCCTAGACTATTAAGTCAAATTAATGGTTCTGGACAAGTAGGTATTGCTAGTGATGGAACCAGCCTTGGTAACATGAGTGAACTAAACTTTCAAAGCAATAGAGTTAAATTGAGTGCAACTGGTATTGCTACTGTTACATCAGACCCATTAACAATCATAGGACTATGAAAAACTTTTCTCAATTCATAGGAGAAGCAAAGGAAGCAAAAACCTGTCCTGATGGCAAGTATTGGTGTTTCCAAGATAAGAAATGTAAGAAAATCCCCCGTGGATATCATGTAGGTAGAAGTGGATATTTAGCACATGATCATGATGATGACAGTAAAAATGGTAATGGTAATGGGTCCAGTAACGGTAATGGAAGTGGTAATGGTAATGGTGGCAATGGTAACGGTGGCGGCGGCAACGGCGGTGGCGGCAACGGCGGTGGTGGAGGAGGAGAATAAATAAATTAACCTTATTATGTAACAAATGGCACAACAAAAACTTAAATTCATTATTCGCCAAGATGGTACTGTAACTGAAGAAGTTATTGGTATTATTG